AAATACATGCTTGCAATTGATTTTGCAATCCCTGCCAATGATTCTCCTAATGATTTTGTTCCATCAATTAATCCTTCATTTGGCGAAGCCGCCATTTTTGTTATTGTTCCTTCATTACTAACCATATTATTCAACCACCATTGTTAATGTAAAATCTATAGTATCATTTGCTGTAAATGGACCAAGTGCATCAAAGTTAATCCTACTTAACATAACTGATTCAGCACTATAACTAGTTGTTGTTCTAAGTTCATCAAACTGATTATCTTGGGGCATAGTGCTACTAAATATACCTAGTTCTCTAATAGTATTTCCATTAGTAGATGCACCTGAAAAAGATACTGAAAAATCAATAGTAGTATCATCAGATACAGTATTAGTAGTATCTATTTTAGTTTCTAATACAGGAACATCTAAATCATTTGCATTGGGAAATGTTGCATTTCCACCTATTCCATAATTTGCTTCTTGAAACATTTCTTTCAAGAATAATGCTACTTTTTGTTTTGCTTTATCTGTTATCATATTAAATCCTCATCTAAAATTTCTGTGGTTGTTCTTGTCCCTGCCCTCAATAAAGTGGCGAAACCTAACGTAGTTGATAAACCTAATGCTGTATGACCTGCAACAGTTGTTTTTCGGGCAATTAATTTAATTGGTTTAATTTTAAATTTTTCAAAGAAATTAGTATCAACCGCTGATGATTTAAATCTATCACTTCTAAGATAAGATGCTATTTTCTTATTTTGGACAATAATTTCCGCTAATCTAGAATCTAATGATTTATCATAAGCACCGGCTTCTATTTCTAATGTTCCTAAAGTAGTGTGTCTAATTTCATAAACCATATAATGATTTCTTCGTATGTGTTCATCAGGATAATCAATAGTAATAATATCTCCAGATTTAATCCATTCAACATTTTTATTGATTAATTTAATAGTAATTCGTTCTTTATTATCATTGTAAAAATTCATAAGAGATATTGCGCGCTTATCTACATCAGCCTGATTATCTAAATTAGTGTCAAATTCTTCATATGTTTTTTTACCAACTTCTCTTATACTTTCCATATTACGTTTAATTGCTTTTACTCCTCTACCGTATACAATAATTTCATTATACTCATCAAATCCAGAATCAGATTTACTAATCTCCATTACTTTAATATCAGTATTATCTTGATTAATTACAATATTTGTATATCGAGAACTATCATTTTTACCAATTAACTTAAGTTCTTTTTTATCAATAACTAATTCCTTATCTTTAAATCCTGCTAATAATTTAGCCGCGTTGTATAAATCAGCACCCTGTATATTTGGGGCAGTAAAATATGGATAAGTAATAGTAGAAGTAGTGTATGTAATATCATTTTCCTCTAATATATCATTAATAATTTGTTCTGATTCTAATCCAACAGTAACAGTAGTGCCAATTGAAGCGGTTTTAGGATTTTTAAGAGAAATTGGCGTAGCAGTTTCTAATGTAAAAACTTCACCTAATGAAACAACCCCAGCATAAGTTGAATTAAAAGGTTCTGAAAACTCTAATTTTGTATATCTACCATTAAATTCATAGACTTTCATTGATTGCCTTTGTTGTGATACCCCATCATTTAAATACATATCGTATGTTTCTCTATCTTCAAAGGTTTTACCATCACCAAATAATTTAGAGTGGTGTGTATGACTAGTATCTCTTGGAACTAAATAAGATTCAGTAGAAGTATGGTCAGTATTAACAACAACATACATAGATTGAATTGCTTCTCCATAATCACTTTCTCCTAAATCCCACGTTTTCCAACCATCTTCAAAATATCTAAATAAAGGTATTCCTTTATACATTTCTTTTCTTCTAGGATATTTAGTATTACCTTTATCCATTACATACAAATCAACATTAGAATGGTCTGATTCTGGCCAAAAGCAAACTTGATTTGGCCTCATAATCCTATAATTGTTTGCAGTAGAAGATGAATTCATATTATCAATCATAAAATCATGGAATATAGTTGAACCTGTTCTAACGATTTCATGAGATATAATATAACAAATCTGTTTAGGGATATGGTCTTGAGTCGAATTTGTAAAGGCATTATCACTATTAACTCCCATATTATTATTAAGGAAGTGGCGAGATTCAGTTGAAACTAAATAACAACCTGTTAAATTAGGGGCAAATGAAATCCAACCCATTTTAGTATCAGTTGCAGGATTAATTCTAATTTTTCTTATAGATTTACCTAATTCAGTTACACCACCTTTAGTTGCATTTTCAGTATTGAATAAAGGTTTAAGAACTAATTCAACACCATCACAAATGGTTTTTTCACCATTATCTTTCCCTCTATTTCTAGAAACTTCACCATTGTCATCTTTCTTAATTTTAAATTTACCAAATTCGCCTCTATATCTTTTTGTTCCTGTTGATTCTACGGCATCACTAGTATCTTCTAATCTTAATCCAATTACAGCAGGTGCATAATCCTTTACACTTTCAGTCTTTTTAGAACCAATTTTAATATTTAATGCTTTTTGTTTTTGTTGGGCTTCAGTAAAATCAGTAGAATTGCCTTCTGTTCCAATAGTTTTAGTAGACATTCCTGCGGCTGCTTGTGGTTTTCCGTTATCATTATCTCCTGAACCTTCTATTCCATGACGACTTAAAAATACCGCTCTCATTTGTGCATAGGGATTTGGTTTTGAAGTATCTAATATAAAATTACCAATACCTTCTAAAACTCTAGAAGGATGAATAAATTCTTGTGTTGGAATAGTAGAAGAAGTTTGACCATCAGCAAATGTGGGTATAACGTTTTTAGGCGATAATGCGTGGCCTCCACCACCGTTTTGACAACCTAATGCTTTTGCCTTAGTATCATATTCTATTTCTGCACTATCTGTGGAACTAGTTAATTTATTTCCACCCAAGCAAAGAACAGTCCCATCATCATTAGTAGTAGTGCTGTTATCCGCATATAACTTACCAATAGTAGTATTAATATTTTCTGCAATTGTAATTGTAGGATTTGTTGCACCGTTATCACTTACATAAGTTCCTACAAATTCACCGTTTTCTGTATAAATTCTATCTCCTGCTGCTAAACTCAAACCACCAGCGCGGGATAACCCATTAACTTGAAATGTTGTGCCACTTGTATAATCAGCCCCACCTGAACGATAAACCCAAGTTCTAGTTCCACTACCACCTGACTTAAATAATTGTTCAAGAGTATAACCTTCTAAGACCGGAGGTAAAGTAATATGATTTAACCATCCATTAAATGAACTTTGAACAGAGAAATCCATTTTCCTTAAAAAGTATTTTTTAAATGCTGTGTCTGAATCAAAACCATAACCTTCAGCATCAGTCGAACCTAATGAATTTTCTTCAGTAGAACCATAACCATTGAATACTGCTGCTTGAAGCATATTTAAATCTCTTGGTGTGCTAAACCAATTTTTATTTGAACTTTCCCCTCGTTTGGCCGATTCTACTGAAAAATTTGAAAATGAATCATCACCATTTCTGCCACTAATAAAATAATTGTAATAAGCACTATTACTTGTTGAACCTTTATCTATTTGGTATAAATCTCCTGAAGTGGGGTGTGCGCCACCCACTTTATTCCAAGCAACATTATTACCCAAACTATCTTTACAAATCATATAATCAGGAGAAGCATTCAAACTTTTAATAATTCCTAAGAAACTCCCATCTTGATAATAAACATAATCTCCAACTGCCCACCCATTTGAGCCCGGTGCCCCAGAAAGAGTCATTTTATCATTAGTAACTGAATCAGTAGCAATACCTGTTATGTCTAAAGAATTTAATTTTAATTTTTGGTATCTAGAATATTTAAAATATGGAATATTATTTTTCTGGAATTCAGGTGCTTGTTCAGGGTCAATTTCATTAAAATGCCAATCTAAAGTCATTTCAGTTAATCTCATTATTCCCATTCTTTTCATTTGATTAGTTTTAATTGTTGATGAATTAATAATTGCTGTTTCATATGAATCATCAGACAATTGTAAATTATTTAATTTACCAGCATATTTGTAATGTGATATTGAACTTTTAACTTGTGATGGTTCAGATTTTAACATAATATTATAATCTACAAAATCTCTTTCTACATTACCAATATGATTTGTTCTAGTCATACTATCAGGGTATAAATCTGAAGTAGAGAATAAGAAATTTCTAGTCACTTTAGGGTCTATAATTTCAAATGCATCCCGACAAGTTTTAACTGTATTAGAACGTAAACCTGCAACATTTTCTAAACCAGTTCCAGAAGCATATGTGCTTCCTAATTTATCAATGTTAAATGGCCCTCCTTTTGAAGCATCATTTTTTTGAGGCATTAAAGTGTAATCAGTATTTGTTGCCCCTGAAGAGTATTTATCATAATCTGCAAAATTGCTACCCTGAGCAGGATAAATACCTCTAGTTTCATGGGAACCAAATTTTTTATAATTATCGGTATAATCATTATCAGTTTCAGGTTCTGTTATAATTGGGTTTGTTAATACACCATTTGCAACTCTAAATACAGTAGCATATCCGCAATATTGACTAGTTTTATCAGAATAATAACTGCTTATATCCCCTGTTGTTAACCATTTTGAATAATTTAAAGCACCACGAGTCCCTTTTTGTAATCCCATATATCTCCAATTGTAAGGCCCATATCTATTTACTGCGCAATAAAATCTATTACTAGAATCTTCTGTCCAAACACCATCTGCTGTTTGTATTGTATTAAAAGGGATTGGTTTATAGGCTTCATCTAATCTTGAATCAAGTAATTGAATAAAACCTCCTGTCCTTAACCCTTGGGTATTAATTAAATATAATCCTTGACTTTTAGGGTTTTCTAATGTATAAAAATAATCGCCAAAACTTAAATCTATAGGTAATGGTCTATCTAAAAGTATTCTACAAGTTGCACTACCATTAACATCAATAACACCGTTATCTCTAATTTCTATACATTTACCTAAATGAATTCCTGTGGAGTTGTATAAATGTTTATTTAATAAACCAATTGCATTGGAATAATCAGTTCCCCCTGCACTTAAATCATCTAGACTTATTACCCCAAAATGCCCCTTTGAA